TCAAAACGGCACTGGAAAAGCATCATCAAAATCAATCCAGGGTGTATACGGAACCTCAGAATCAACAGGGTGTTTCATTAACCCCTTAAACAAATCGTGATAAATATCAGCAACCCCTTTCCCTTTATTCAAATAAAGCTCCAATAAATTTTCCCACAAGCCCGACTCCCTCAAACACGTAAACGCCTTCTTCAAACTAAACGCATTCCGACGAAAAATTGAAGTCAAATGACCGAAGCAAATTTTTATTGCTCTTTCAGTTGGCTTCCCTTGTGCATCAGGATTTACATACATACGTTTATAATCAATATCCTTTTTAACTTCATGATAAAAAACAACATCATCCCTAAAATATTGCCACGCCGGATTGATGTAGGTTCTAGTATCATCCAAGCGAAAATTGTTAAGAGCATAAGCCCATAAACCGGTTAAATGCTCCTTTAAATCCAGCAAACAAAAAGCTTCAATGCCCGAACCATTCGCAAACTGGTTAATCACAGAATGATGAAAACGAGCCTCCAAGCGATTCACCGGCAACGAATCATCATAAATTCCAGATTGTTCCCAAACAGGAACCCAAAGTTCTTGCTCCCCCTTGTCAGTAATTGCTTTAGTCTTATTGTACGCAGCAAACTGTAAACTCGACTGTTGGCCAAACGTAAAAGATTGCCCCCGCCCATAAACAACCGCAACATCGTTATACTCAAAATCAAGCCCCTGAACGCCAGAATGGCGGATAATTCGCCTTGCTCTAGTGGTAATGCGAGAATCCAAATCAGCAGGCAACGCCCAGCCCTGCACATCCATACAAATATGCAATGCAACACCAGAATAACCAAATCCCTCAAAAAAGATTGAAGCGGCAAAATGATCCATATCGCACTGAACATCTTCAATCGATCTAGCCAGCAAAAAAGACGGCGAAGCCTGAATCTTAAGGTGCGCCCCTTGAAAATCCTTTTCTGTATAACTGGAAGAAACCAACAATACAAGACCCAAGTTTGGATTACGTAACGTGTAACGATAACCCGATTTACCGCCCGAACTAACCACCCAAGAAAAACCGCCCAATTCCACTTGACAACCATAACCAGCCAAATAAGCAGTTTCAATGCTGGAAAGCACAGCAGGGATCATCATCCCATCGTATAACTGTCGAACCGTATCAAGACCATTATGGACAACGCAGCTTTTTGAGAAATCGAACATTTCACCAGAATGATCAATAAAAACTTTACCCGTCAAAGACGGCTCATATGTTGCCCGATCAAAACGTTGACAATCCTTAACCGCATTAACCATTTTAAAAACCTTTAATAAAATTCGTACGGACTACAATGTTCCACATAGTACCGCTACGAATTATTTACTTTAATTTATTAAGACGTGCTACAAAGCCGTCTCAACCCGAAAAAACACCAAAAAGAGCCGCGCATCACCTTCGAAACTCGATAACGCGCGGCTCTTTATACTTAATTTACAACCTGCTCCTTATTAATCTCAGGTGCATTCAAATCAGCGGAAGATACTTCTTGAACGGGATCATGCGGAAGCTTCCACGCCGTAACAATGTACGATTTACCCTTATAAACCAAATCAGCACCATACGGCTTATGAACCAAAGCCACTCCCAGAGAGTGCAAATGATGAATTGGATACCGTTCGACTAATTCATAATTATCGTAAAAATCAATATCCCCCATAAAACCCTTATCCACCGAAAACGCGGAAACAGACAACCGAGGACGATAACGCCCAATCAAATAATCAATAAAATTATCAGTTTCCAAAGCAACAGGGGATACAGTTTCAAGCGATTTCTGAGCCGGAGCAACAACAGGGGCGGACTGAACGGCATGAGACGGAGAGGAAGCAGACATCTGTTCAGCAAGACCGGGAGCCGGAGTTATCGGCTTGACAGCAGCAGCCACCGGCGCAGAACCAACAACTGAAGGCGTATTTGTATCGTCCCGAAGCACATAGCGCCAAAAAAGGAAACCAACTAAAAAAAGGGAGAGAAAAACAACCTTGAATTTTGGAGCCAGAGAGGAATTTTGATTTTTTCGAATTGCCATAAATTCACCATCACTTTTAAAATTAATCTTAGCCTTCAGCGCATCCATCTGATCGGCCAAACGCTTTATATGCACATATCCCGTTAAATACGACGCAGGCAAATAGGTATAAGTAGCACGCATATCAACCATGTGGGCGGTTTCTATGGTTGTACCCATCAATTCCATACCGTCTCTGAAGCGTTGATTTGTATCGTAACCGTCATAGAAATCCTTGCCGGTGAAAGTCCACGTTTCAATAGGAGGCTGAGCGGTTGAAAGGCCGTAAAATACATGGTAGCGATGAATCTTAGGCATGAAGGAGTTAAAACCGGCCAGTTCAAGAACAGGCGCTATATACGGGATTTTTTGCCGATCTAATCGGGACGCCTGAACGAGATAATCACATAACGTAGTTTGCACCTGGCTATCGATCATGGAAAAATCTTGAGCCAACAAAATCAGATCCCAATGCAACTTACGGGACAGAAAAAGCCAATTCAGCAACTTAAGCCGGGTTTTGTCATTCCATGAACGAGAGTTACACCAAGTACCCAATTCATCAAGAACCAGAAGCCCGTTCATATCCTCAGCTTTATAAGCCAAATCATAAGCGGGAGGCAACGCTTCAAAATCTTCAAGTCTTGGAAAATCCGGTAAACGATAACAAAGCGTAGCGTTATCAATCGGAAGAATTTTATCTATATATAAATCAAGATTGGTAGCAACTGGCCGACCACGAAGAAGATACTCTTTAATCTTGCCAACAGCTGCAAGTGATTTACCTTCACCACGGACACCTTGAATAATCCAACCAGGCATAAAAAACCACCTAATAAAAAAAACGATAAAAAGAACCAGGGGAAAACGTTACGAATTACCGGGGGGCGCTCAACCTGGCCTAAAGAGAACGTTACGAAAAAGAATCAAAAGAAAAAGAAGACGTCATTAAAAACATTCCACATGAAAGCATGATATTTGAAGCAGTAACTCGCAAATTAAGCGTTTTATTCAAAATACCCAGTTTTTCATATATTGCATGAACATGAATCCAAACAGTCTTAAGGGAAATATCCAAAGAACGAGCAATTTCCTTATCAACAAACCCCTGAACAATTAGTTTTGCAACTTCACCTTCCCTCGGAGAAAGGGGACCTAAATGAATAAGTTCAACTTGAATCAGCATAATAAAAAGCCCAGGGATTAATTTGAAATAGCCGCACGAAAACGCCAATTCATCAAATTAAAATATTGCTTAGTAATAAACCGCAACATAATCGATGAAAAAATAGCAAAAAAGCAGGCATTAGAATGCGCAGGCATAACCCACCCCCAAACCCCATTAACAATTTCAGGAACTGTTTGAGCTATACCGTTAACTATCGTGGAATACGAAGCAACATAGGCGTAAATAGCAGAAACCATCAAAGCAATAAACGCAATAGTAATAGCGATCTTAAAAGCAGCATGGAGCGCAATCTTGCCAAAAACATCGACAAGAAAATTCATTAGAATACCGAATAAAACACTCATTAAATTGAACTCCTAAAAACAACTAAAAAACAAACCCACATAGTAATAACACCAAATACCCAATCAAGAACGGCACGTAAGGGTTGAAGCGGTAAACAAGGCGCAAAATCAACATGTTTTACACCTAAAAAGGGAACGTGAAAGGACGTATGGACTTCGTAATAACAAGAAGTTTGGGGCAACGTAGGCAGCAAATTGGAAATATCAAAATGGAACGGGTTTTCCATAGGCAAAAAATCAAAATATTTCCAAGTATCCGGATAAATCGTTGGCGGCACGGGTGGAACTTCTACTTGATTAGGATCAATCGGAGTAGTAGGGGGCGGAATAGATGGAGAAGTAGGCGCATCAGTCCCCGCGGGATTTGGATTATATTGTGCAGGTGGCTGAGTAGTCGTAGGAACAGGAGGCGTTAAAGGCAAAGGGGAAGAAGGGCTAAAAACGGTAAAGGGTATAATACCTGTAACAGATTGAGGGGTTGAGGCAGGAAATAAAGGCGCAGTTTCTAAAGGATTCGGCGAAATTTGATAATACGGCGAACTGCTTTGCAATGGATTTGTAGTTCTTACTAATTCAGGATAGTTAACAGGCGCTTGCTGGTGCTGAATATCATAGTTAATCGGTGATTGAGCCTCAACAATCCAAGGGATGCGCTCAGGAGTGATATAAGGCGCAAGCTGAGAATACGGAATAGATAAACCAGATGAAATTTGCCGAGCAGCATCCATTATTTGATTAGACGACAACGGAACAGTTGAATCAACCGGATGAATCACACCGGTATTAGGCTCAACAACAATAGGTGCTTGTGGAGCCGCTTCGTTATAAAGCCGAGGAAAATTAGTGCTATACGGATCTGTCGGATTATTTTTTATAAAATCAGAAACAGCGTCACCCATAACAGACTTGGGCACTTCACCGGCAACCTTAACATCAACAATTTCCCCAGCGGAATTATGAAAAACACCATCCCAAATAGCCTTAGCATCAACGGCGACACCGGAAACAACAACAGCAGTTTCAGCGGCAATAACAGGTAACGAAAGAAGAGAAAGCACGGCAGTTGCATATTGAATCGCATGGGACGACGCGAAATCATCCATGCGCTGAAAAATTGATGGAGTGCAATTGGTATGATCGGTTTGCAAAGGTGAGCACATAGGCTTAGGCGGAGGAAAAACGTCTTGCCAACGTGAACCGGTAACAGCACAGGTTTGAGGAACATAAACGGTTTTACCATCCGCGCAATTAATACCAATACCTTTATCAGCAGGATATTTACAGGGAGATGTAGTAGGAGTCTGAGAACCCGTGCAAACAGACACGCCTGGACACGAATTAGATGGATTATCATAAGAAGTACCGGCGGAACACACGGGGGGAGTTTGGCACATGCCGGTTGTTGTATTGCGAACTTGTGGAGCTGTACACGCTGGAGCATTTATACAATTTGATCCTGAAAGCTCACCACCAGCAGGACAATAAAAACTGTGGGCCATTAAATACCCACTATCAGACGTACTAGAATTTGCCAATCTGCATGTGTGATAACCTCCAACTAGAAAATAATACTGGTTTTTTGCAGAACACGCCGCCTGACCGGATGCAAATTTACCCAATTCTGGAAACTGATTCAACGCCCACCACTCAACAGTTGGATACGTATCAGCAAAAACCGAACTCGAAAAAAAGAAAAAGAAAATAAACGTTATTTTTCTAAACATAAAAACACCCTGTAAAGAAAAGAAACGGTACTTCCCTGTACCGTCAGGAGGTTGAAATTAAACTGCTTTGTTGGCAGCTTTGGGGAATAGACGCAGGATGATGAAGGCGACTGTTACGGCAATTAACACCGGCCAGACCATATCAACCAAAGCTAATACATCGGTTTGCAGCTGGGTAAAAGCTGGACCAACTGCCGCATTCAAAGCCGCCTCAGCAGATCCAATTGAAAAGCCCAGTAAAATCGACACAGCAGCTAAAAAGGAAATAACTCTTTGAACTAATTTCATAAATAAAAATCCTCAATTATGGAATTTCAATAAAAGGACGTTTACCAATTTGACAAACGCCCGTAAAACGAAGCTAGACGCTATCCCGGCACCAAAACTACTAACCAGCCAGCCGACTAGCTCCAATATATCCGCCTCGTTCATATGAGCATTTCCCCAGCAATAAAGCCCATGAAAAACGATATGGACATACTACAAAAGATTATGACATCAACGATTTCAGCGGAATTCATTGGCTAAGCTCCTATTGTTTTGAAACTTGAGCAGAAGGGGTTCCAGGTTTATAAGGTTCAACTTTTATGACCTTGTCACACGCAAATGATTGTTGTCCGGCGAAGACTTGCAAACGGCCTTCCATTGTGACCACTACCGGATTTAATACACTGGGTTTAAACGGGACAAACTGGGCAAATTCATCGTAATCAATACGTAATTGGGCCTGAAACTGGCCGAAGGAATCATCACCAGCAGGATAGGAATCTAAGCAGTTTATATAGGCTGCTTTGCCCCTTGCTGATGAATATCGATTAACTCCAATACAAACTTTTTTTGCTATTAGAGAGGTGTTTTCTAGTGGATTTGTGTTTTCTGACATGACTTTTAACCTTATGTTTATATATGTGTTTAATTTTTAATGACTTATTGGGTTAATAAGGCGATTTCTTCAGGCACTTTTTAAAAGTACACTAAAGGCGATTTACCAATCTTGGTATCAACTTAATTTCTAATAGGAAACGGGGCTTTCTTCTTAGACGTTCAATTGGTAAACCGCTTTTAGTGCGCTCTTTTTATCTAACTTATTTATTCAGTCTTTTTTTAT